ATTGGCTTGTTTACCCGTGGGAAAATGTAGGTCAATATGCGTGATGATTTAATGGTACAACAACAAGTTGAAAACAAATGGCAACATATGGTTGGTGTTATTTGTTTAAATCAAACAAATCGTAAACAGGTCAAAGCAGTGTTACCTACACTTTTTATGGTTTGTCCTACACCAATTCACTTGCTAAATACTACCCCAGACACAATTAAACGTATTATCAAACCGTTAGGTATGGTTAATGTTCGTGAAAAACGTTTGCGCCAGATGAGTAAAGACTATTTAACTTGGGATGGTGAAGATGCTACACAACTATATGGTATTGGCAAATATGGTAGTGACAGTTATGAACTGTTTTATAAGAAAAAAGTTCCTGAAAACATAGGAGATCATGAACTTAAAAGATATGTAAAGGAAGAATTTTATGAAACCGTGGACTGACGTATTAATAGATACAAAAGACTTTACAGTATATAAAGACGGTTATCCTGTTACAGAAGGACATCTTCTTTTTGTTCCTAAAGAACAAACATGGCAGGATTTAAGTAAGTGTTTCGAAGCCGCATACAAATGGGGCTACGATTGGGTTGATCGAGGATATTGTGATGCGTTCAACATAGGACAGAATGTAGGTGAAGCGGCAGGACAAACTGTAATGTATCCACATGTTCACCTTATTCCTAGGCGCAAAGGCGATATGGAAGACCCCCGTGGCGGAATTCGTCATGTCATACCGGAAAAAGGTAACTATACAAAAGGAGAAGAAAATGGCTAAAGAATATAATAGAGACAATATGATTGAAGCAATCAAAGAACACGCAAAAGGACACATTGCTAAACACACAATGAACGTAGAAGTGTATTTGAAAAATTCAGCAGGAGTAGGTGAGCATCCAGACATTTTGGACGCAATTGAAAAAGAACTTAAAGTTATTGCAGAATATCATGATCAATTGGAAGTTCTTGAAAAGTATTTCTAATATAATGCTTGACAAAAACCTAAATATATCATATACTATAACATAATGATGAGAGACATCCTCGTCTATAACTCGGAGACAAAAATTGAGTAAAAGTGAACAAATTAAAGCCCGTCTACAAGATGCTGGTATACGCTACTGGGCGGGCGACAATATTTCTGAAGTATTACAAAAAGGTGATAAAGAAGAATTAATTGAAGAAGCTACTCTAGCATTTGAAAATGTGCTAGATAAACTTTTAATTGACAGACATAATGATCCAAACAGTATGGACACTAGTAGACGTCTGGCTAAAATGTATTTCAATGAGATAATGGCAGGGAGATATGATCCAATGCCTAATGCTACTGCTTTTCCTAATCATGTAGATGATGGTTACAAAGGCATGTTGGTAGTGCGAAGTGAAATAAAAAGCATATGTTCGCATCATCACCAACCAGTAAATGGTGTAGCATACATTGGTATCATTGCCGCAAACACACTAATAGGACTTTCTAAGTATACACGTATTGCACAATGGTGTGCTAGACGTGGTACACTACAAGAAGAACTTAATAATGTTATTGCTAATGAAATACAAAAAGCAACTGGTAGTTCTAATGTAGGCGTATACTTACAAGCGACACATGGTTGTTGTGAAAACAGAGGTATTGGTGCTCACAGTAGTTTAACACAGACAACTGTACTACGTGGTGCATTTAATGATGACATGGGTACTAAAAAAGAATTCATGGATAATATTAAATTACAACAAGAATTTGCGTGTGGGAAATAATATGAAACTTAGATATTCAGAAGCATTTTACAGTGTACAAGGTGAAGGCAAGTTTGTAGGAGTACCAAGTGTGTTCCTACGCACATTCGGTTGTAACTTTCGTTGCATGAACTTTGGTACAGATGAAAAACGTGATCGTTGGGAACAACATAAAGCAGGAAAAAAACACAATGCAGAAGTTAAATCATTGATTGATGCAGGAGTTCACGAGACAACAGAAAAATTTGAAGACTTGCCGATCATTCACACAGGATGTGATACATATGCAAGTATCTATCCGGAGTTTAAACACTTCAATAAACTAGCAGAAGTTGACGAAGTAGTTGAACATTTGCTGTCTCTTACTCCAAACGGTAAGTGGACACAAGATAATGGACAAGACATACACTTGATCATGACAGGTGGTGAGCCTTTGTTAGCGTGGCAAAAGCTCTATATCGACTTGTTCGAACATCCACGTATGCAGGACCTAAAAAATGTTACATTTGAAACAAACACTACACAAAAATTACACGAGGATTTCTTCAACTATCTTGCAGATCAAGACAGATTTGAAGTCACTTGGAGTTGTTCCCCAAAACTTTCAGTTTCAGGAGAACCTTGGGAAACTGCTATACTGCCTGATGTTGCTCGTGAGTATAGCCTTGTTGACGGTAGTGACATTTACCTTAAGTTTGTTGTCGCTAGTCAAGATGATTTTGAAGAAGTCACAAGAGCTGTGGAGGCTTACAGAACTGCCGGGGTACAATGTCCGGTATATCTTATGCCGCTTGGCGGACGTTCGGAAGAGTATAACCTCAATGTTAAAGAAGTGGCCGAAGCATGTATGGAGCGAGGTTGGCGCTTCACACCGAGACTCCACATCAGCTTATTCGGAAATGCCTGGGGAACTTGAGGAAGTTGTGGAATACAAAAACAAACAACATAAAAAGGCAATGAAGGCTCCTATTCAAAAGAACTTAGATGAAGAGCTAAGAGAGAAAGGACTAATATGAACTGGGATAAATTAAAACAAGCATTGGGCATACAGCCTAAGATCACCCAAAAACCAGTAGAAAAGACAGTAGAAGAAGAACGTAGAGCAATATTGCAACGTGAAAAAGAAGATGCTACTCGTGCAGGAAAACCTTGGGTAGGCGTACTTGACACACAAGTCAATCCAGAAAACATAAAAAATGGTTTCTTTGAACTAGATTGGAATAATCAATTTATTGAAGAGTTACTTGATGCAGGATATTCAGGTGAAACTAATGAAGATATTGTTAATGGTTGGTTTAAAACAATAGCAATGCAAATTTTGGAGGAAGACGGTCTTGACAAAGAGCGTGAAATGGGTTATATTAATGTTAAACCTATAGACAAAGATAAATCAGAGGTAAGTTAATGACCTATATACTAGTAGACACTGCAAATACATTCTTTCGTGCAAGACACGTTATCAGAGGAGACGCTGATACAAAACTTGGCATGGCTTTTCATATTACACTTAATAGTATAAAGAAGGCATGGCAGGATTTTGACGGTACCCATGTTGTGTTTTGTTTAGAAGGACGTAGTTGGCGTAAGGACTACTATGAACCATACAAGCGTAACCGACAAGAAACTCGTGACAAGATGACTGTCAAAGAGTCAGAAGAGGATAAACTGTTCTGGGAAGCGTTTGATCATTTTAAAGATTTTGTTACAGACAAGACTAATTGTACTGTGCTTCATCACCCGCAACTTGAGGCAGATGATTTAATTGCAGGTTGGGTACAAGCACACCCTAATGATAATCATGCAATTATTAGTACAGATGGTGACTTTGCACAATTAGTTGCACATAATGTACGTCAGTACAATGGTGTCACAAACACTGTAATTACACATGAAGGTTACTTTACAGACAAAGGCAAACCTGTAATTGACAAAAAAACAGGTGAACCTAAGCCTGCACCTAACCCAGAGTGGCAGTTGTTTGAGAAGTGTATGCGTGGTGATACAAGTGATAATGTATTCAGTGCATATCCTGGTGTGCGTAAGAAAGGTACAAAGAACAAAGTAGGTTTGTTAGAGGCTTTTGATGACAAAGGCACAAAAGGTTATAATTGGAATAACCTTATGTTACAACGTTGGGTAGATCACAACGGCAAAGAGCATCGTGTGCTTGAAGATTATAATCGTAATGTTGTGCTATGTGATCTAACTGCACAACCTGAAGAAATTAGAGCAACTATAAATCAAACAATTAAAAATGTAAAAGCAAAACAAATTTCGCAAGTTGGACTACGTCTAATGAAATTCTGTGCAACATGGGATTTACAACGTGTTAGTGAAAACGCTCAATTATATGCGGAACCATTACAAGCGAGGTATGTACAATGACAATAAAAGCAAAAGAAATATTAGATGGTAAATTTTGGATTTTAGAAGATAGTGGAGTAAAGATAGCTACACTTTCACTTTCCGATGACAAATACATTCTAAGTGACAAAGAAGGTACTAGGTTTGTAAAAAATGCTCAACAAATAGAAAAATCATTTGGTAAAATTGATTGGTCCAAACTTGAAATTACAGAAATTACAAACAAAGAGGTGCACGGTTACGATACCAGTTGTGTTCCTCATAATCCTTTGTTTGATGTAAAAAATAAACTTCCATTGTTTACAAAAAGTCCTAAATCTAAAAGTTTATATTGTGCAGGATATTATATTATCCGTTTTGAAAAAGGTTGGGTCAAATCTTTCTGTCCTAAAGCAATCACATTAGAACGTTATAAATTCAAAGGTCCATTCAAAACAAATTTAGAAATGCGTACAGAATTGAGTAAAGCAAATGCCAAATGATCCTATAAACACAATGCCTGTACAGCAGTTCATACAGCAAGTTAAAAGTGCAGATGCAAGTAATGCTAAAGAAGTTAAAATTAATATTCAAGTAGCAAAAAGATTAGCATTTACACTAGGTGAAGTTATGGCCAAACTGAATGGTAATCTAGAAGAAATATTAGAAAAGAAATATTCACGAGAAGATGAAACAATAAAAGTAGAATTAGACGGCGGAAATAGCTGGTAAAATCGGATAAATATATGCGTATATAATTAAGGAAATACGCATATGAGTAGACCAAAACCTACAATATTGTTAGAGCATATAGATAAAAAAACCTATAAAAGTGAGCAAATTTTAGATGCGGATGCTATATGGGCTGTATTCTATAAAAACAAACCTTTCAATTTGAAAAGTTCAAATAGTCTAACAAATTACCCAGGTCCTAAGTATAAGAAAGTAAGTTTTTCTAATCCTGGACATGCAATTAATCTTGCTAAAAAATTAAACGATATGTTTAATTGCACAGAGTTTAGTGTAGTCAAACTATCATCTGGTGAAACTATCAGTGATGACAACTGATGAACTGGAAAGAAACATACACAAAAGTCTTTCTAAAAAATGCAGGAAAGTCAATAAACGAAGCTAGTGTAAAAGAGGTCATGCCATTATGGTGGCAAAATACAAGATCTAAAGAAACAGGCGGATTACGTCTAACAGAAGCAGGCTATAACTTTATAAAAAATGAGCTCGAATTACAAACATATCAAGTTCCTTATCCTATAGATTTCGAATTTACAACCAATGTAGTAATATGGATGGACCAGTTTATAGACTGTCCTTATTATCTTGATAAAAAAGGAATAATAGTCACTAATGAAAAAAAGGCAATGGAATTACATCTATTCTCCGGAGATGTTCGTAAATACGGTTTGATAAAAGCCATAAAACGTCAGAAATAATATAGTATTATTACTAAATAATCCCATATGTTAGCTCATAAACATTTGGTGGTCCGGGCAGAAGTTGACAAGCCCATAGTCAACAAGAACAAAGCCATCAAATTTCTACGCTCTCTAATCAAAAAAATCAAAATGAAACCTATGTACGGACCTACAGCAAGTTATTGCAAAATGGTAGGAAATAGAGGTATCACAGCGTTTGCAATCATAGAAACAAGCCATATAGCAATGCACATATGGGACGAAAGTTCACCTGCTTTGGTGCAGTTAGATGTGTATAGTTGCAGTGATTTTACTACCAAGACTGTTTTCGAACACATAGAACCAATGAATCCAACACATATTGACTACAAGTTTTTGGATAGAGAAGAAAAATTTATTGAAGTTTTGGCAAATTAGTGGTTGACTCTTAGGCTCGTTGGTGCTATATTAGTATACATAATAAGGCACTGAGGAAAACAAGGAGTTACAATGGAAAACGTAGCAATTCGCACACTAAGCCCTAACAAGGCTAAAAACAGCATTAAACATGCAATAAAGAAACAACGTCCTATCTTTATTTGGGGACCTCCAGGTATTGGTAAATCGGACATTGTACACCAAATTGGTGAATATATGGACGCTTATGTAATTGACGTTCGTCTATCACTTTGGGAACCTACAGACATCAAAGGCATTCCGTATTACGCCGCAAACGATAATACAATGAAATGGGCACCACCTGTAGAACTTCCTTCTAAAGAATTTGCTAAAAAGCATAAAGCGATTATCTTATTCTTAGATGAAATGAATTCTGCGGCGCCGGCAGTACAGGCAGCCGCTTATCAACTAATTCTTAACCGTAAGGTTGGCACATACACATTGCCAGACAATGTGTATATTGTTGCCGCAGGTAACCGTGAAGCTGACAAAGGTGTTACATATCGTATGCCAGCGCCGTTGGCTAATCGTTTTGTTCACTTAGAACTTGCAGTCGATTTTGATGACTGGTTTCAGTGGGCAGTTGATAACAACATCCACAAAGATGTTGTAGGTTACTTGACTTTTAGCAAAAAAGACCTTTACGATTTTGATCCGAAATCTCCAAGCAGATCTTTTGCAACACCACGTAGTTGGTCATTTGTAAGCGAACTGCTCGAAGATGAACTTGATGAAGAAACAACAACTGATCTTGTATCAGGTGCAGTAGGCGAAGGCCTTGCAATCAAGTTTGTCGCTCACCGTAAGGTAGCGGCTCAAATGCCTAACCCAACTGACATCTTGTCAGGTAAGGTTAAAGAGCTAAAGACCAAAGAAATCAGTGCCATGTATTCCTTGACGGTCTCGCTCTGCTATGAACTTAAAGAAGCGTCCGATAAAGGCGATAAGAAATTTGACAACAAAGTTGACAAGTTTCTACGTTTTATGATGGATAACTTTGAAACTGAATTGGTTGTAATGGGTATCAAGTTAGCCCTCACACAATATGCCCTGCCAATTGATCCAGACGAAGTTGAATGTTTCGAAGAGTTTCATGATCGTTTTGGCAAGTATATTACCAAAGCACAACAGGCATAATACCAAGGAGTTTGGACGGTCTCCTCAAAAAAACCGTCCATTTTAAGTTGACAAATCCGCAAAACTTAAATATAATATATGCATAACTTAGGAGAACATGGCAATGACATCCGTAAAAGATACAGCAACTAAACTTAAAAATTGGCAACCAGATCCAAATATTACACCAGAAGCACTTGAAGAAATGCGTAAGGAAGTGTTGGACAAGGTAATTGTTGCTCGTGTCGGCTTACTCCTAAGACATCCATTTTTTGGCAATATGGCTACACGACTTAAGATTGAAGCTTGTGACGATTGGTGTCCTACAGCGGCTACAGACGGTCGTCATTTGTATTTTAATACACAATTTTTTAATGCACTATCTAACAAAGAAATTGAATTTGTAATCGCACACGAAATTCTACACTGTGTATTTGATCACCTTACACGACGTGAAGATCGAAATCCTAAGCTGTTTAACATCAGTGCAGATTACATTGTAAACAATTTATTGGTAAGAGATCGTATTGGTGAGAAACCTGCATTGATTGACTGCTTCCAAGACTTTAGATATGACAGTTGGACTTCTGAAGAAGTATATGACGATCTGTTTAAAGAAGCCGAAAAAAACGGCAAAGAATTTTTAGACCAACTTGGTGAATTGTTAGACGAACATCTTGATTGGGAAGGTGACGATCAGGATGGAAAAAACGGCAAAGATGGAAAAAACAAAAAGAAAGGTCCTCCCAAGTATTCCAAAGAAGAACTTCGTAAAATCAAAGAAGAAATTAAAGAAGGAATGATGAGTGCCGCACAAGCTGCTGGTGCAGGTAATCTTCCAGGTGAGATCAAACGTATGATCAAGGATCTTACTGATCCTAAAATGAACTGGCGTGAAATTTTGCGTCAACAAATACAATCAACTATCCGCAACGACTATACATTTAGCCGTCCGTCACGCAAGGCATGGCATACTGGTGCTATACTACCTGGTATGAACTTTGATGAAACTATCGATATTTGTATTGCTATTGATATGAGTGGTTCGATAGGTAATGATCAAGCACAAGACTTTTTAAGTGAAGTCAAAGGTATTATGGACGAATACAAAGAGTACAATATTAAATTATGGTGTTTTGATACAAAGGTTTACAATGAAGAAGATTTTTCATCAGATAGTGGTGCAAATTTAACTGACTATAAAATTATGGGCGGTGGTGGTACCGACTTTGACTGCAACTGGGAATATATGAAAGAAAATGATATTGTTCCAAAGAAATTTATAATGTTCACAGATGGTTATCCATGGAGTAGTTGGGGTGACGAAGACTACTGTGATACTGTGTTTATTATTCATTCTAATAGGGATAAAGATCTACAAGCACCATTTGGCACAACTGCACACTATGACAAAAACGCAGCTTAAATCTCCTAACCCATTAAACTTTTTTGACTGCCGTCAGGCAAAGGTTCCTCCTCCATATTTTGAATATATTAATATTCCCATGAGATATAATCTCGAAGAAAGTATTTCAAAATGGATATATCAGCACCAAAAAGGTCGTTACTACGTAGGAAGATCTGTAGGTATTTTGGATGATAATAGCGTCAACAGTATACTTAAAATAGGATTTGAAGACCCGAAAGAACTATCTTATTTCACTTTGGCTTGTCCACATTTGAAATATAAGTAAATATTTTCCAATAACTAATAGTATAAGGAGTTAACTAACTATGACTGAAGAAACAAAAAAAGCTGAAGCAACTGCGCAAACTGCTGAAGCAAAAACTGCTCCTGCACCAGAGGCTCCAGTAGAGCTTACTGTACAGGATCTAGGAAATATTAAACAAATAATTGATGTTGCTAGCCAACGCGGTGCATTCAAACCAAATGAAATGACCATTGTAGGCACAACATACACTAAATTAGAATCATTCTTAAATGCTGTAGCGGCTCAACAAAAAGCTGCACAACCTACAGCTGAAGGAGAGAAAAAATAATGGCGTTAAAACATGTAGGCCGTATTGCGGCTAATAAAAGAAAAGTAGTAGTAGCATATAGAACACTGCCGGGTGAACCTGAAAACTGCCTAGTGGTGACAACAGAAAATCTTGATGCTGCAGATCATGACTCATTGATGAAATTAGTAGAATCCGATGCTGGTCAAAACGAAGACGAGTTTGCAACTGCGATGGCAAGAACAAGACTATCAGATGGTAGAATTATGCTTGCAGGATTTCATACTACAGGGAAAATGACTAAGGTTCCTACTTCATCTGTTGAAATGACACCTGACCGTAATGCAGGAATTAAGTTAGACGAACTAAACAAAATGATTGCAGAACAACGTGGAGTTGCTATAGAAGATCTTGCAGTGAAATCACCTGATCAAGATCCTACACAAACGCAAGAATCTACGATTGCAACAGCTAGTGAAATTCCTAGCACTCCTGTGCAAGAAGAAGTTTTAGATGATGCAAAACTAGCGGCACAATACAGAAGTCAAGCTGACGCAATGTTTAAAGAAGCAAAGCGTTTGAGAGAACAGGCTGAAGAACTTGTTCCTACGAAGAAAAAAGCAAAGACTATCGAAAGTGTCTAGGAAAAAAACTCTTCCTAGCGACATTGTAGAACATTGGCCAGAAGTGCTTAAAGATGTTGATATAAAAGTAGTTCCGCTTAAATATCTTCATGCAGTGCGGGTGTATTTTAATGATGGTAAAATTTGGGATATCGATGTAGCAACTACGCTTAAGAAAAACCCAAGCGATAAAAATCTAGAAAAAACACTTGAAAATTTGTTCCACGAATACGAAGATAGCATAAAAAATGTAGATTTTAGGTTAGATACTGCTAAGGTAAAAGCAGATATTCAGGCTAGAACGCGACATTTTTTGAAAAAACGCAAGTGAGTTTATCAAACAAAATGTATAAATACATGTAGATATTCCAGGAGTTAATAAATGGCCCTAAGATTAAGACGCGGAACAAACGCTGAAAGATTAACAGTAACACCGGACAGCGGTGAAATTATATATGTAACAGACACCAAAAAACTGTATGTAGGTGATGGTGCAACAGTTGGTGGTAACCTTGTAAGCGGAGTCAATGATATTATTGACGATGTAACACCTCAACTCGGTGGGAATTTAGATCTTAATGGCAATAATATAACAGGTAATGGTAATATCAATATCACAGGCACTATTAACGCTACTGGAAGTATAAATTTAGGTGATGGCGCAGGTGGAGACGTAATTACTGTTGGCGGAGAAGTAAGTGGTAATTTAATTCCTACTACTGATGAATCCTTTGTTTTAGGATCAGGCGCAAAGCGTTGGACAGCAATTTGGGCTAGTGGTTTAAATGTATCAGGAAACATTACAGCAGAATCAATTACAGCAGATATAATATCTGATGATAGTACTATTGTTTTTGACAGTAGCACTAATACATTCACAGGTTCTGTGATCGGTAATGTAACAGGTAATGTAACAGGTAATCTAACAGGTGATATTAAAGGTAGTGTGTTCAACGATGATAGCACTATTATTGTAGATGCTGTTAATGGCACTCTTAACGGAGATGTAACAGGCAGTGTGTTTGCCAACGACGGCGACAACGCATATGATGCTGATAATAAAGTTTTTACTGCTCAAACTATCACTGCAAATGTAAAATTGAATACACCGATTTTAGATGCTACAAATCTAGTTGAAACAGCAGAAGTAAAAGCAGTAGGAAGTTCTACACATGGTATTTTACAACTACGCTACGACAACAGTGGAGCATCTGTTGGGGATCAAGTAAGTCTTGGACGTATACTATTTGGCGACAATGACAGTGGTGTTAATTGGACTGTTGATGTAACAAAAGATTACATGAACTTTTTTCCAAACTACACTGGAACTCCTGATTACACAAAATTTGCCCAAGTTTGGCAAAACGGTAAGTTCCAAATTGGTGGTGAAGCAGGTGGTAGCGGATTCCAAGGAATGGTTAGAGAACCAAATGCAACACTTGAAGTTTATGGCGATGCATTAATTGGTGACATTTCCATTAATCAAAATACAATATCCATGGATGATTCAAATGGTAATTTAAGACTAGCGACAAATGGCACAGGTACAATTGAACTTGATGTTCCTGTTCAGACTACTGTAGGTGCCGCAGGCGCTGCAGATGCATTACCAGCAACTCCATCAACTTATTTCAAGATTAATGTTGGTGGTACAGACTATGTTGTTCCAGCATATGCTGTTTCCTAATAACCCTTAAATAAATATATTTTTAGGAGTACAAATGGAAATTCTAATAGCAATTATGATCGGTGTTATATGGAGCCAGGTGATCAGTCATTTTGGTGCAAGTATTCTTTTACATCGTCACTATTGTCATAAACAATTTAAAGTACCTGTTTGGTTTGAATGGGTAGGACTTTGGATGCTAAGTGTAGCATACATTAGAACTCCTATCGGATGGATAGCAAGCCACCGCATGCATCATCATCATTCAGACAGTGACAAAGATCCTCACAGTGCAAAACATGTAGGATTTTGGAAAGTCTTATTAACAATTTGGGATATTCCTAATATATCTCCTAAGTACGCAAAGGATTTATATGCAAATCCAAGACTAGTATTCTTCCACAAACATCATGTGAAAATATTACTAGCCCATAATATTATCAGCTTCTTAATTAGTCCTTACTTTTGGATTGCTTATGCGGCTGTACCGTTTGTGTTTGCTAAGATAGGATTTGGTTTGCTAAACACCATCGGGCATAGAACTGAAGGTGGTGCTAATGTTCCTTGGTTAAATTTTTTTATTGCAGGTGAAGGATATCATAAAAATCATCACGAAAACTTCCGTAGAGTAAGATTACACAAATGGGATACTGGTGGTTGGTTAGCAGAAAAATTATTTGTTAACCGCTAGTTCGCTAATA